TTGGGCTGGCTTGTCGATGCCATCAATATTAATAGCAACGCGAACCAAACCGCCACGCATATTATCAGATGGGGCGCCATAGGCTTTCTGGTGATAGTAGTCAGCTTTGGTGAGCTGGTCAGTGATTGGCTCGGCAAACTCTGCCGCCAATGCTGTTTTTAGCAACCGCACAAAATACGGTGGGAAATCGGTAGGCTCTGGCCGATATTGATAATCAATATAGACAGTCTCTAAGTTGGTGAACAACCCACCAGCATAGATTTCATAATCACGCACTGGGCGTTCAGCCACTGCGCTGGTGGGGAATACTGCCTTTGGCAAGCCAAGGCGATCACCCGGCAACTGGTACTTATATTTCCATTCATTAATCGGGGTATCTAGCAACTGGGCAAGCTGTACCTTCTTTAATGTCCAGCTATATGGGTACTGCATCAGAAGAGTGTCGCGCACATCGTCATAAAGACGGTCGGCAACCTGAGCCTCATCTGTGCCATCAGAAAAACTTGAAAGAGGTGATGCGCCAAGCATAATCAGCGCATCGGAGCAGATTGATAGTTTTGTGTCGCCAGAGGCCATATTCTACTCCAATAGGTAGGTGGGGCGACCGAAGCCGCCCCGACCAATATTAGTCGCTGTCAGTCATTGCGATGGTGGTGCCATCGGTAACATCAACAACGCCAGAGGCGTTTGATGCAACCATAACGATTGACATCGTTGGGGTCGCGCTGTCGTGAACAAAGATGATATCGCCAACTGACAGAGTGTCTGCCAAGTCGTTGAAATATCCTGCGGTGTTCACGGTTGCGATAGCGTCAGCAGATGTATAGGTGTACATCGAAGGCGCATTGCCTTTCTTTGCGGCACCAATAACATTCCAACCTGAAGATGCGAAAGCCATAATATAGTCTCCTCTCTTACTCGGTTGCGCTGATCTTGACAATGCCTTCATCGTCAATGGCCACTGCACCAGCAGAGAACATTGAAGACACGAGGAAGGATGTCTTTTCAGCTACATAGTTGATTTCTGAACGCTGGTTCATGCCAATGCCCATACCAATAGCATCGCGGTGGAATGCGAAGCTAGTGCGTGTGGACGGTAATGGCAAGCCACCTTCGTCACGATCACCAAGAGTAACAAAGCGGAAACCGAGGAAAGTGTCGATTTCGCCCTGCACCAGTGCCTTAACGCTGGCGAAATCAGAGCTGGTCAGCTCAGTCTCGTCAAGCAGTGAAGACAGGCCATTGGCGTGGATCAACATAACGCGGCCTTCGGAAGGTACGTTTTTGGTGTCCAGTGCTTTCTTAGCGGCCAACAGCTTGGCAAGGTTCATATTTGAACCAACGCCGCCGATGTCGGTGCCAACGGTTGATGGTGAGGAAGCCGCGTTCAGTGCGTCAATGACGAGCTGATCCATACGGCGGCCAATAGCAGAACCAACAACGGTGACTAGCTCACGGCGTTCGTCAAAGTTGACTTTCTGCTGGTTGAAGATATCTGAATATTCAGCGGCGATGTAGTCTGACATCGTAGCTGTAACCTGTGAATAGGTTACGTTCAGAGGGGTAACGTCTGTCTGTGGTACACGGACAGTTGCGGTGCCTTTCCCGATCTTCGGGAATTTTACCTGATTGCCTTCGACATTTGAACGCTCACGAACAAGTCCAGCAAGGGCGCGGTTTGCTTGGTACGCCTGCTTGACTTCCGCATCGAACATTTGAACGAAAGCATTGGAAATGCCTACTGCCATTTCTCTATCCTTTCATAAAAAGTTTAATACAAGATCGCGTCAGGTATCCGATGCCGGGCTGTCACTTGGGCATAAACGCTACGCCCCCAAACGTGTGCGACAGGTCGAAGCTCGATTGTCTGTCAAGTCAAAATATAATGGAAAAACTGGGGCGTGTAAACACCCCAGTTAATTTACATAGCTTGATAGTCCTGAGTGCCGTAAACCTGTTCAAACATCTTCTCCACCTTTGCTCGGTAGATCGGATCATTGAGGTACTCAGGCTTCGCCACCATTGCGGTTAGCTCATCCCTCGATGGCGCACCTTCCGGCTGTGCCACATCAATCGGAATAGAGCGGTCGCCGTAGTAGCTTCTGATCTTCTGAAGAGCGCGGATACCCTGAGCGGTGCCGCCCATAATCTTAAACTCTTCAAAATCATCCTGACCCCACACGCCTTTGCGTACTAGGGATTGACCCCACTCGGTCATAGATTTAATGACGGCATCAGCATTATTGCCCAGTTTCTTATATTCTTCCTGATAAGAAACCTCAGCCATATCAGCCTCAGACCCAGCCATCTCAACAAACTTGCTGGCCAGCTCTTCAAACGCCGCCTGACTAACGCCATTCTGTTTTGCCCAATCCTTATAGGTATTGAACAGCTCATCATCTTCTGGGATGTTGGCATCAGCAAACGCACTAACATCATACTCTTCTGGTGCCTTGTGTTTGCCTTGGCTGAATTTCTTTTGCAATTCAGCGTAGCCTTTGGCGAGATCTTCGCCTGTCTTGAATTTTTCCGGCAACCATTCTGGCCGCTCGGCTTCGGTGGTTTGTTCAGCCGCTTGTGCTTCTGCATCTGGCTGAATATGGGAAATGCCTGCCTCTGCCTGCTGGTTGTCTTCGCCTTCTGTTTCCAGAGTAGCGGAGGCCATCAAGCCTTCGGTTTCATCACTCATAAGTGTCTTGCCCTTTTCATTCTGCGTTCGATCTCTCGAACAATACTGTTTTGACCCTCTCTAGCCCAACCGTGCGAGGCGTCCTCGCCGGGGTACCAAGTGGGTTGCTCAATCGTTTGCGATCTCAAATGTTCCAATAATTCTTGGCCATCTTCTGACCCAAACACGCGAAGATACAAACGATCAACATCATCCTTCATATCTTCCACGTTCTTACGCAACTCAGGCTCAACCGTCCTGAGTGCTTCCCAACCTTCAACGTCCATTTAGATAGCTCCCTCTGGTGGCATCTCACCGCCCTCTGGTGGCAACATACCCTGTTGCTGTGCGGCGGCTTGAGCCATTTGCGCCGCCATCTCAGCGGCTTGTTGCCGCTCTTGCGGCGTAGTGCGAAGATCGGCAGGAATGCCCATCTTGTCTGCGATGTAATCTGGGATGGCTGATGTGCGAACCGCCATCTGCCCATCCGGCCCAAGGCTGGATGAGATCTGCGCCCACTGCATAATCTTCTCAATGTCGCCATAATTCTGCGCCTGAGCAATCGGGCTGACCGGGGTCACCTTTACCTCTAGGCCATTCACTTTCAACGGCATTTCAATCAATCCGCGCTCATCCATCACATATAGGATGCGTGAGATCAATGGGATCATTGTCTCATTGATCAATCTTCCAAAGGCAGACCCAAGGTTCTGAGCCAGCTCAGATATCTTATGGGACACCTCTGTGGCTGACCGTGCTGACATATTGTCGGGCGGTAGGGTATCGTCCATCATAATCTTTTTAATATTCATCCGCAGATCATTAATGACGATCTGGCTAACATTAAAATCACCAGTACGCGGCAATGCTCTGAGGCTTTCACCTTGTGGGCCGCCATTACGAGCCACAGGAATAATTGCGCCGGGTCTAATGCTTACCGCTTGTGGGTTCAGCACACCATCGTCTGCCGCTGTATATACCCCGGCGATGCTAATGCTGGCATTTTTCAGCAACAGCTCTAGCGTTTTGTTTAGCGTTTTAACGTCAGGAATAGCAGTCACCAACGGCCCACGGCCATAGACTTCGCCTGCCACCTTCATGTATCGCGCTACAATCCAAGGGCTAGATTTCATCTTGCGCTCTAGCATTGTCTCTTTGCCTTCCGGCCAGATCACATAATAGCAATACTCAGCCTCATCCGCTTCATAGATAGTGGCTTCTAGCAATTCGATCTCATTGGTCGGGTGTTCATCAATGATGCGCTGAAGGCGTTCTGGGATTTCGATGTCAGGCCAATGCTGGACAATCGCCTCAGCTTTCAATCTCATGCGGCGGTAGATGTTATCGACCTTGCCGTGTGCGCCTTCCTCAAATGCCACGAGGTATTGCGGCACGGCGGTAAAGCGAATTGGCGTCACCTCATCACCGGGCTGAACCAGCATCACGGCAGTACCAACCGCCAAATCCAACAAAAACTCACCCATCGCCAGATCAAAGTTTGTCTGACGCAGTAACGAAAACATTTTGTCTGCGTAGATATCCAAGGCGGCTTGCGCCTCTAAGCGCCGAGCCGCCGGGATATCGGAGCCGGGTTCTAGCCTACACCAGTTAGAGTAGGGTGGAAACAAGCCAGACTGAATGCGATTAGCAAAACGCTGGGTGCTATTAATAGCGGTACTGTCAAACACGCGAGCCATTTTATTCTGCCCCGGTGAGCCGCCACCTTCATAATAACCGTCATATAGATTGCGTTGTGGCAAAGCAAACTCATAGCAATCTTCATAGATCTGACGCCAGTTGTCTTTCCGGCGTTGTGCCATTTCGTATCGTTTCAAAATGCTTTCTGGTGAATAGCTCATGTTTTCCTATGCCTCTGTGCAAAGTTTCTGGCGGCCTCTTTAGAACCAAAGCCCCAAGCTCTTAACGCTAGGGCAAGTCTGGTTGGCCTACCTTTGCTGTCTTTCATGTCGCCCTTCATGCCAGCAAATCTAGCGGCGAAAGACACCCGGCGCGGATTGGTGCCGGACTTTACTGGTGCCTTTAGATTGCCGCCTTCCTTGCGCTCAAAGTGTCTGCGGCCTGCTTCGTTTAGACCGCCGGATGGGTTTTGATGCTTTTTCAGCGTCATGATCTAGCGGCTCTCATATTGTCAATAAGATTAGGATATGGACGACCAGCTTTCTTGGCGGCTCTCATAGCGGCTCGCTTTTTGGCTGGTGACAGCTCTTTCGGCTTGCCTAGATCCTTTGGTCGCTTTTTATCCCAAACCTGTTTCATTTCTTTTTACCCATCCCAGCTTTGGACATTGCAATGGCGATGGCTTGCTTTTGTGGCTTGCCTTCGCTCATCAGCGTCCTAATGTTTCGACTGACTTTCTTTTTCGATTTGCCAGCATAAAGAGGCATAATGATTATCCTAGTGTGTTGCTCTGGTCTTGATTAACGATTTCCTCAGTTGGGCCAAGTGTTGTGCCACCTATCAATGAACGCCTGCCACTACTACTGCGAGATCTTAGTTTTGATGCCGCCAACTGTTGAGCGCGAGTTACACCTATTGGCTCTGGTGGTGGTGGTGGTGGTGGTGGTGCTTTCTTTTTGCCGCCGCCAAATAAACTGCCCATATTACGCTCCTAAAGTAGTTTGAACGCCAGTTTGCGGCGTTTCTCGATCCATTGACAACAACAAGCGCTGGCCGCCTACGCGACGCGCTCTTAGCCTCGCGGCAATCGCCGCCGCCTTCTTAGCCTCTTCAGCTTCAAGACGTTCCTCTTGCCGCTTCTGCGCCTCAACCAGTTTCGGATCTGGCGCTGGCGGTTTTGGCGCCCTTAACATCGACATCAGCATACCTCGCTAACATTTCGTGATCATCGCCATTCGGGCCATAACCAACTAATAAACCTTCACGCCGGAATTTTAACGCATTTGCATACCTTATGGCAAGCCCATCATTTACATTAACCGTTATCTGTAGTCTATGCAATTTTAGATCTGCCATCGCAATGTCGAAATAACGCATTGCGCCGCGTAACATTTTGACCGCGTGACCTTCAACAACCGAGGTGGTCAGCATCCACGCCTCACCTACGCCCGGCCACAAACTACAGATCCCAAAGAAACACGCCATCCGGCCGCGATACATCGCTGTCCACGCATGAGGCTCATTGCTGTACATCTTTAACACATCAACAAAGTTTGGGATCTGCTTAAAGCATTGGCCTGAGTGATGCCTCAGTTTGACGTTCATCGGGTGCGCCCAATGAAATTTAACAAATCTTACATCTGACCCATTGACTATTTCGCGCATCGGATTATGTTAATCACTATGGATTCCTCCCCAACTGCCCCGGCACTAGCCGGGGATTTTTTTTGCGGTTGTAAACCTTAGCAGACGGCACCACTCTCTTGCGATACTTACCCTGACGCAGATCTCGCGCAATGGGATTACAGCTCTTCGATCTCGGTGTCTTCGACATCGCCGATCTCCAGCACCTCATAGTCGCCATCATTCAAAGCTATCAACGCCAGCTCTTCGGCTTGCTCTTCGGTGTCAGCCTTAACAACAATGCCGAGCTTTACCGTCACATCAAAAATAACGCTAAACTCACCCTCTTGCCTAATAAGCGATCCATTGAAATTAAATGATGCCATAATAATCTCCCTCTAAAAAACATCAAAATCCATATTAGCCACAGCTTGCTTAAACTGCGACTTACCCAAATAGTTCTTAGTCATAGCACGATGTTCGCCGCCGCCCAACATCAAATATCCATACGCATCACCAACGTGCGAATGCTCATTTTTATTCGGCGCATCCCTAAACCGTTCCTGACCGCCGCCCATAGCGACACGCTTAAAGTGATAACCGCCAGCCAAAGACTTACGCACCTTATGACAATTTTTCGCCACAATTAATCCGGGCTTGCCGTCAATCAATCTATTCATTGGCATTGCGCCAGCTTCGCGCCGCACCATAAAATCATTCGATGCGGTTGGCTGCGCCCTTAGCCCCAACGTCCTCAAATGCTCAAACGCCGTTACCTCGAAGATCTCATCCCTCTTAGCACCAGCCGGGTCACCCCAGATCATCACATCATTTTTAGGAAAATGCGTCTGGATGTCAGCCATCAAGTGATGACAGAACCGCTCTAGCCCCATATCAAACGCCACCAGCTCATGCACGACATTCCATCGCCCATTCGGCAGTTTCTGTCCAAATACCGCCGCTGGTGTCAAACCAAAGTCCAACCCAATATGGACAGGCAGGGTAGGCTCAATCTCTACATCACCCGACATCAAGCTGTCGCTAAACTCATGCCACACTGGCTTGCCATCCTGCACATACACATACTGCGCCCCGGCGTAACACTGTATCCAATCCAGCGTCTTCCCAGCCAACTGTTGTTCATAATAGCCCTTCGGCAGATTATTTACGTTCTCAGCCTTCGGATTATTCAGCCAATACTTGCCAGCCGCAAATATATTGTCTTCGTGTTCCTTCGTACCCTCAACCACGCCGCCCGGCTGTTTGTAAAACTTCCAAGGGTACTTACCCCTAATCGGATTTTTCTCAGCTAGGTTAGGCCACCAGTGGTCACTATCCATCGGGTTGGTACTCATCCACACACCGCGCCAAGGACAGCCGCCGTGCTTCTTAGTCGGGTAACGACCAACGCGGCTAGTCAAACCATCCACAACCGCCTTGGGCAACTCTCGCGCCTCGTCAATAAAACCGCCAGTTAATTCCAACGACAACAGCTTACGCACATCACGCGGTTGATCCAGAGCCAGAAAGATCACCTCACAATCAAGCCCAGCCGCGCCATCACGCGGCGGTAACTTGATGTGATGGGTGATCGGTGGCGACCAACGCATCTGACCCCAAGTGTTCTCCGGGAATATCTCTTGCCACGTTTTGATCGTAGTCGTCCTCAATTCCGGGTAGGAATTTCGTATCACTGCAAATCTGGTATACCTGATGCCATCGATGGGTGAAGGGGGTTGCTTGACAGCCCTCAGCATCACTTCCGCTAAGGAAGCAAATGTCTTGCCAGATCCGACTGGCCCCATCAATCCACGCACGAAGCTGTCGTCTTGCAAAAATTTCCATACCGTTGGACTTTCCGAAAAATCTAAGTTCAACCCGGTCAACGCCTCTGGCTTGACCTTCCCTCGCCGGGCTGACCGATCAGTCGCCCTCTCAGCTCTCGCCATCATCACCCTCCGGCGTAAACACTATTACCATCTCAGTCGTAATGCGCTCGCGTTCCAATTCCAACATCACCTCGCGGCAATGGTTGCAAATAATCTGCTGGCTACCCTCATACACATAGCCTCGCGTATCTTTGCCGCAATCCTCACACTCAATCGGCTCGGCAAAAAACCGAACAAACTTACGGTCATTCATATTAACTACGTTTGTCATTGCGCCTCGACAACCAAAATCGTTCCTTGCCCTTCGTGGTCTTATTGATCCACGCCCAGCCCTTACGAAACTCCGATGCCTTCGGTATCTGCGGCACCGCCAGCAATGCCTCTAGCTTCGGATCAATCTTCTTCACTTTGGTCATCCAATACCTCATACGTTGTTGTCTTCGGCCCAGTCACATTAATCCCGATCATGCTAGGCCGCTGATCATCACTGTTCGGCTCAAGCAAGCCTCGGTGCTTCGCCAAGAGCCGCAACGCCGACAATTTATCGTGCATCTCTACCTCGATGCTATTGCCGTGCTGTGTAGGCGTCACCTTCACCTTCTTAATCCCACGCCGCGAGCGCTCAGACAATTTCTCCGATGGCGTCAGAAACACCTGACCCAAATCATCCCAATTCAATACATCAGTAATCACGCCAGACGCAATAGCCTCAAGCTCTTGCACGACCGCCTCGCGTTTATCAACGTCAGGGCTGGCTAACGCCGCCCTCTGTTGTCTAACTGTCATCGGTTTCCTGTCCATCAATACACTCCGATCCTATCGCGGCATACCCGGCTAAGTCAATCCAACTGTCCTGATGATCAGGCGTCTCAACCAAACGTGCCAGCTTTACCGCCGCCATCGCCATAGCTACCTGATGCGCCTTCACCTCAGTGCCGAATATCACTGTCCACATTACCGCAATTCTTTCGTGATTGATATAGACATCACCGTAGCTGCCTCCGCGATTGCCTACCGTGCGGATGGCGGTCATTAATAAATCGTTCTTGTTCATTCGTTTCTCCAATTTCTACCAAAATTTTGTGTGACACCCCCCCATATACGCGCCGAGGGGTAGGGGGCAAGGGGTGGCGTTTTTGCGACATTAATATGTCGCGCTCTGACCACCGTGCAAAAGCAAACCACCGTTTGCCTCACTGCACGGCGCCCATATACCGCGCAACATCCGCGAGCGAAGGCACCCCTGCCCTACGTTCTATGGCTTGGTCACACACCACCAACGTTGCCGCCGTGACATCATTAGGGGTATGCCCTTGGTCTGCCAGCTTCCGGGCGTGAGCTATCTCATTATCGAACAGCCTGACCTGACCTGTCGCTTTCTGGACAGCCGCCAGATAAGCATGAGCGAGAGAGTGAGAGAGTAGTTCTACATCCCCCATACCCCCTTTACTTTCTTCTTGCACAACTTCCTGATCCACTACCATCTGCAACGGCCGTGCGCTCTGTACTTCCTCAAACGTAGGCAATGGTTCATCACCATCCCACAACACCTGATACCTGTTCGTATACCACCCACTTTCACCGCGCTGGTAATCCTTTGGCTTGAGCTGTCGCACATACTTCTTGGCCTTCAACACCTTCAGCGCTTCGAGGGGCGTCCTATGCTCTGCGTAACCTGTCACCTGACATATTGTCTCAAGCGATGGCCAGCAAACACCAGCTCTGTTGGTAAAACTACACAGCGCACCCAGAACACGCAGTTCGCGTTCCTTTAGCGTTCTATCACTAAACACACGCATCGGCATGACCGACCACGGCCTCTTATATTCAGAAAGGGATTTCATCATCTATATCCTCAAGCGGTTTCACACTAACTACCTCAGCACCAGCGAAGATGCCCTTGACCTTCGCCACGGCGTCATTGATCTTGGCCTTGGCTTCATCATCCTTGACCGACAGCATCATAGCCACCTCATCAATCGAGTACACCACCATATCCCGATTGTCTCTGGCGACCTTGCCAGCTTCAAACTTATCACTGGTGATTGCTATGACCCGACCATCAGGCATCAGACCCTCGATATAGTCACCTGTCAGCTCTTTACAGCCTAACCCTATGGCCTCACGTTCTAGCACCTGATACGCCCTGCACATGACCTCAGCCTGATGTAACGCATCACGCCCATCATTCTTGGTCAGGGCATCCCAGAGCTTCTGACGCTGAAGATGAAACTTACGCCGAGTATTCTCACTCACCAGCTCTTGCAGTCTGTCCACACCCCAACGCTTTTCAACATCTGACACAACGCGGTCGTGCATATGCACCGCCTCATTAATCCGACTATCATTCTGTTCTGCCCTTGTCGGCAATCTATCAATGCCTCTAATTCTCTTACTCATTACCCTCTCCCTGATGCGAAAAATACGATGTGATGTGAAATGTGATTTCCCTTAAGGAAAATCACATCACACACATTTATCACACGACGTGTGATTTCGTGATGTGATTGGTGTGATTGGTGTGATTTAGGCATCGTAACCCCTTGATAACCATACAAACCCATCTCCCATCAAAATCACACGCTTGTCAGACAACGCTCTTCGGGCATCTCTTCGGTTGCCGGGCGATAAATCGGGGCAATCACGCTTATGTGCATCGTGCCAATGCTCAATCCGCACCTTCTGACCCTTGTTGTCGATGATCATATTACGCAGTAACTGCAACGCATCTTGCTGACGTTTATTGAGGCTAACGCTCTTCGGTTTACTGCCCTTCGCCGCATTGCCCTCACCGCCCTGCCGTTCCAACACGACTGACGTGTCGCCCAGCATAGCCACGTTGACCATATCGAATTTCATCGGGTCAGCAGGATCCGCGTCTTTTTGCTTTTCCATAGTGACTGTGACGACATCATCATCACGCTGTACATTAATGACCGTATCAGCCGCCCCAGCCAACGCTGATGAGCCGCGCATAGCATTGATGCCAGCCGAGCTACTCTTATTGCTGTGATGGATAGCCACCAACGCACAACCACAATGCGCCTTTATGGCATCACACGCACCCACAAACAGCCCCATATCGGTCGCTGAGTTCTCTTCGCCGCCTAGTAAGGCTCTGGCGACAGTGTCCACCACAACGCAACTGAAGCGCTTGCCGAGGCCATCTATGGTGCGGAGTAGCTTTTCAATCTGCTCATTCTCTCTGAAATTAACAGCGGTGGGCAACACCACCATATCACCCAAGCCCTCAGCGCCTCTATAAAGCCGCCACGCCTTGACACGTTTGCCCAAGCCACCAACACCCTCGCCAGCTATGTACAGAACGCCACCGCGCATTGTAGGGCGATCTTGCCATACCTTACCGTGAGCAATAGACATAGCCATATCAATCGCTAGGAATGATTTACCTGTACCCGGCGCACCGTAAATGACACTGAAGCCGTGCCGGGTAAGCACACCATCCACCAGCCATTCGACTGGCGGCATATTAATAAGATAGGTTTCATCGAAGGTTTGGAAGACATCAGCTTGTGGCGCCTCTGGCGTATCCTCGACAGCTTCAACAGCCACGATAGGCTCGGATGTCTTAATTAACGCCTTTAATTTAGACACATCATTGCCTGAGTTCAGCCAATCGAAGACATCCTGCTTATCCGATAGCCCCGGCAGATCCACACGCCTCACCTCTTTGGCAACGCCTAGTAGGTTCTGGATGACCTTTCTGGCGTGTTTATCGCCAGCCGCATCCGCGTCAGGAATGATGACGACCTTCCTGTCTTTGAAATACTGGTTCAACTCTGGCTTCCAATTCCCTGCGCCGCCGTGGTTTGATGTGGCTATGACGTTATAACGTCTTAACGCCTCGACACACTTTTCACCCTCGACTATGACGATGACCTTATCTGGATTGGTAATCATCTCCGGCAGATTGTATGGCAACGCCTCAACACCATCCATACTATACACCCAGCCATCGCCCTCTGGGCGCCGCTGTCGGAACGTCTTGGGTTCGTATCGCTCGACCTGATACGCCAGAACGCCGTCAGCATCGTAGTAATCATAGCGCTTAGACAGCCAACGAGCTGGCGCCAATGTCTTCTGCGTCTGTCTAGGTATCCCGAATTTCCGCTCTAAGATATCAGGCAAGCTGGCAAGTTGGGCGCCTTCGTGCATCTTTACCAGATCCACTACGCCCCCACCTTCGCCAGCCTCATGATCGTAAAAGGTACCCTTCTTTAGATCGACAGATTTACTGCCGTGTGTCCCCCACCTAAGTTCTGTGCCGCGTACACTTGTAGGCTCACCCCAGTAGTGTCGCGCAATCGTGTCTATATAAGCCGCTATGTTTGTCATTATTATGCCTCACTCCCGATCTCCCGAAACGACAGGGGCGCGGTCGGGAGAAACCACGCCCCTGCCTACTACGACCTAGAACAAGTCGTCATCGCTTACAGCCGGAGCTGGTTCAGCGGCGACAGGTTCAGGCGCAGATGCCGT